CCCGGACGCGGCCGACGCGCTGGCGCTCACCTTCGCCTACCCGGTGGCGCCCAAGCGCGCAGCGCGCGAAGCCGGCGGCCTATATCAGCAAAACCGAGACGACAAAGGCAAAGCGAAGACAGAATACGACCCGCACGCCGGATGAAGATTGTTCCTTGTGCGATCAAGCACGCGAAACTTTTTGTAAAAGATAAACATCGGCATAACAAAGCACCTATAGTATGCTTGTTCGCGGTCGGTTTGGAGCACATGGGCGAGCGCGTGGGTGTCGCACTTGTTGGCCTGCCTATTGCGCGGGCCTATATGGACGGCACCACGTGCGAGGTTGTGAGGTGCTGCGTGATAGACCATGCGCCAAAAGGCGCATGCAGCATGCTTTACGCTGCGTGCTGGCGGGCGGCAAAAGCGCTCGGCTATCGGCGCATGCTAACCTACACTTTGCAAGAAGAAGGAGGCGACAGTTTACGCGGTGCAGGCTTCACGCTGTGGCGCACGCCGCGTGACAGGCAACCGCACGAGTGGCAGAACCGCCCCGGCCGCACCGCGCAGGCGGTGACGGGCCAGCCAAAATGGCTTTGGAAGCTCGAAATCAACCCACCGTTGACGCTTGACGATTTGTTTTAGATACCGCTTGCCGCGGTCACGGGCACGTGTCTAGCGTGCGAGGCAGCCACGCCTCCAACCCGTTGAAAAGGCTGCTTCGTCATGGGATCGATTTTCGGCGGCGGCCCCAAGGCCCCGAACCTGCCGGCCGCGCCGCCTCCGGCGCCGCTGCTGCCCGATATGGGCAACGGCCAGGGGATCCAGGCTGCAAACGCCAGCAAGGCCGCAGGCGCCTTCGGCATGGACGGCACGATCCTCACCGGCCCGACGGGCAGCACAGCGCCGAGCACAGCCGGCAAAACGCTCTTCGGGCAGTAATCCATGGCGATTGCCGGCACTATCACCAAAGCCGATCTTGTCGAAACCAAGAAGGCCGACTGGACCGAGCTTCGCTGGCACGTGGATCAGCGCCTCGTCGCCATGGAGACCTACCGCTATTCATGGTGGGTGCATTGGCGCGAGATCGCCGATTACATCCTACCGCGCCGATACAAGTGGCTCGTCACGCCGAACCAATGGAACCGCGGCAGCCCAATAAATCAGCGGATCATCAACAACACCGCGACGATGGCGCTGCGCAACCTGGCGGCCGGGCTTATGAGCGGCATCACCTCGCCCTCGCGCCCCTGGTTTCGGCTTGGGATCCAGGACACCCAGCTTTCGCAAAACGATGACGTGCGCATGTGGCTGGACGATAGCACCAGCCGCATGATGATGGTTATGGCGCAATCCAACTACTACACCGCCAAGGCGATGCAGCTTGTGGATCTGCCGTGCTTCGGCACCGCGCCGATGCTGATTTACGAAGACGTGATGCGCGATCATGCGCAGATCATCCGCTGCTTCAACCCGTGCGCCGGCGAGTATTATTGCTCCACAGGGCCGAATTTCACAGTGGACGTGCTCTACCGTAAATTCGCCATGACGATCGCGCAGATCGTGGAAGAGTTTGGGATCGATAATGTCGGGCCCGACACCAAATCGATGTTCCTGCAAGGCGGTGCCGCGCTCGAGCAAGAGCGGATCATCGGGCACGCCATAGAGCCCAACGTCGAATTTACGAACGGCGCGGGCCAAAAAACCGGCCGCGGCATCCCGAAAGAGTTTGCCTACCAGGAGGTTTACTGGGAATACGGCTCGCGTGACACCACCGTGCTGCGCGTCAAAGGCTTTTTGGATGCCCCATTCTCGTGCCCGCGGTGGGATCTCAACGGCAACGACCCCTACGGCCGCTCACCCTGCATGGATGCGCTCGGCGATGTGAAGAGCCTGCAAACCCTTGAGAAGCGCGCCGCACAGGGTTTGGACAAGATGGTAAATCCGCCAATGATGGCAGGCATTGAAATGAAGAACCAGCCGGCGAGCTTGCTGCCGGGCGACGTGACCTATGTGCAAAGCACCGCGCAAGGCGTCGGCTTCAAGCCGGTATTCGAGGCGAATATCCGCCTGGACGAAATCAGCAAATACATCGAGGTTGTGGTCGGGCGGATCAAGGATACGCTTTTCAACGATTTGTTTTTGATGATCTCCAACCTGGACACCGTGCGCACGGCCACCGAGATCGATGCGCGTAAAGAAGAAAAGCTCATGATGCTCGGCCCGGTGCTCGAGCGCTTCCAGACCGAAAGCCTTGGGCCGGATATCCGCCGCATCTACAACATCATGATGCGCAACGGGCTCTTCATGAAGCCGCCGCCCGTCATGATGGGTATGACTGTTGAGCCGCAATATATTAGCAGCCTCGCCGATCAGCAGCGTGCTTCGATCACGACAGCCATAGAGCGGTTTGTCGCCTTCGTCGGCAACCTGGCCGGCGCTGACAGCAGCGCAGTGGATAAGGTGGATTTTGACGCGGTGATCGATGAATACGGCGATGCGCTGCGCGTGCCGGCGAAGGCGATCCGATCGGGATCCCGGCTCGCCGCGGTGCGCGAAGCCCGGCAGAAGCAATCGCAGGCCGTCGCCGCGCAGCAGCAATCTATGGCTGCCGTGCAGGGCGCACAAACGCTTTCGGAAACCGACGTGGGCGGCGGCCAGAACGCTTTGCAAATGATGCTGCAAGGCGGTGGGCTCGGCGCCGCGCCGCCCGCAGGAAACGCTTAGATGCCTGCTTATATCGTCACCCACGCCGAGCTACCGCAGCACCTTACATCAGTGGGCTTTGCCGATAGCCGGCGCGATATCCCTGGCGGCAAGACGATCACCGACACCTCGAGCGCGGTAGAGTTTATGACGCCCTACGACGCCGAAGCCTACCTCAAGGTGATCGGCATGCACCAGCGCGGCCACCAGATTGTGCCGCAGAGCGCGCAGGCCGAAATGGGCGGCATTGGGCATATCGATACGGAATACAACCTGTATGGTTGACGAGATCGATAGGACGCCGGAAGAGATCGAAGCCGATCGGGCGCCGGATAACGTCGCCAACGAAACCGCGATCAAAGCCAAGCGGCAGAACGTCAAGAATGACGAAGAGCGCATTAAGGAGGCGCTGGCGAATTTGCTGCGCAGCACGAACGGGCGGCTGCTGCTTCGCCGCATCTTGTTCGAGTGGTGCGCCTATGGCGGCCCGGCGAACAACAAAGCTTTTGACACGCAGGCGGTGCATTACGTCGCCGGCATGCAGGCGGTGGGCATCAACCTGCACGCCGCGTGCGTCAACGCCAACCTGGACGATTTTATGATTTTGCTGCGTTCGCAGCTTGAAAGAGGAAAGACGAAATGAGCGGAACACAAGTGCCGGCGATCGAAACCCAAGCGGTAGGCGTTGCGCCACCCGCCACGACGCCTGGTGCCGGCGCGCGCCCGTCGCCGACGCCAAGCCCCGCGCCTACGCCCGCCGCGGCGACACCCCCGGCCGGCACCCCGCCGGCAACCACCGAAGCGCCGAAGCCTGGTGCGGTGCTTGCGCCGATCGAAAATCTGCTGGCCGGCGAGACGAAACCGGCAGACCCGGCCGCGGCGGATCCGAACGCACTAAAGCCCGCCGACGCACCGGCTGCGCTCAAGGCCGAAGATTACAAGATCCCGGAAGCGCTGGCGACGGCCGGCTATACCGCCGAAGATCCCACCGTCAAAGCCTACCTGACTGCGGCGGCCGAGCTTGGCGTGCCGCAGGAACAAGTCTCGGCGCTTATGGAAAAAGTGGCGCCCGAGATCACAAAGATGTTGACGCAGCCACACGCGGCATGGAAAGACCTGCAAAAGCAATGGACCGACCAGGTAAGGGCGGATCCAGTTATCGGGGGCGATAACCTCCCGGCAACCGTCGCCACCTTCAACAAAGGCTTGGCGATGTTTGCGGCACCAGCAGGCGCGACGCCCGACGCGGTAAGCGCTGCAATCGCCGAAGTGAAGCAGGCTCTAGTCGTGACTGGCGCCGGCAATCACCCCGCAATCATTCGGCTTTTCCACAACGCTTTTTCTCGTCTCAACGAAGGCACGCCCGTAATGGGTGGTGGTGGAGGGGGAGCCGAGACAAAATCGGCAGCCGATATCCTCTTCAACGGCGCAGGCAATCGAAAAGCCGCTACGCGCTAAAACCGGAGTAAGCGACAGTGACGCAAACGATTGTAGGCTCTACCGCCCTTACGCTCATCGATTGGGCGAAGCGGCAGGATGACGACGGCCGCACGGCGATCATCGTGGATCTGCTTTCGCAGGCCAACGAAATGATGCTGGATATGCTGTGGATCGAAGGCAACATGACCGATGGTCATAAAACCTCGTTCACCACCGGCCTGCCGGAAGGCACCTGGCGCCAGTTCTATCAAGGCATCACGCCGACAAAGGGCACCACCGCGCAGCAGAAGGACACCGTTGGGCAGCTTGCCGCCTACAGCGACGTGGACATGGACCTTGCCGATTTGAACGGCAACAGCGCAGAGTTTCGCCTGACGGAAAGCGCCATGTTCATGTCGGGCATGACTCAGCAAGCGCAGGCCGCTTTCCTCTACGAAAACACGCGCCTCAACCCGGAACGCATGCTCGGCTTTTCGCCGCGCTATAACACGCTTTCCACCTCGAAATCGCAGACCGCGAACAACGTGCTGGATATGGGTGGCGTGTCCACCACCAACACGTCGGTGTGGTT